GTTTCCCAGTCACGATCATGAGGGGCGAAAATATACCATTTGACATATTGGATTTCAAACATGATGTTAAAAAATTTGAATCTGAGGTTCAGGAATATCTCAATTAATGGGCATCAAACCCACGATAAATCTACATATATTAGAAAATAGCCTAATGTTTATTTAAAAGGAGTCAAAATTCATGGCTTTTGAACTATCTCCAGGTGTTGAAATCCAAGAAAAGGATCTTACTCTTATTATCCCAGCAGTTGCCACAACTGCGGGTGGATTTGCAGGATCATTTACTTGGGGACCAGCAAATGAAAGAATTCTTGTTGACAGCGAACTAAACCTTCGATCTTTATTCGGAACCCCAGCAGCAGATAACGCATACGGAGCTTCTACTGGTATTAACTCCCCGGCAGTAGACTTCTTTACCGCTGGAGCATTCCTTGGGTATGGAAATAACCTACAAGTTGTTCGTGTATTGGGTGATCAGGCTCAGAATGCAAACTCTGCGGGAACAGCCGTTGGAACCACTGCAATTCAAATTAAAAACGAAGATGAATACGATGATGGAACATTCACATCTTCTTATGGTAATTTCTTTGCAAAATACCCAGGAGATCTAGGAAACAGTCTTATGGTATCCGTTTGTGATGGATTTGGTGGAGCATCTAGTGGTAGCCGTGTCTATCGTATCGTAGGTGCTACAGCAGCAGTTGGTGATTTCTCAGATGTTCCAGCCGTTGATCCAAGTACCGAAATTTCTGGTGCATCTGTTGGTATTTCGGCTCAATCGAACTCTGTATCTCAGGTAAATACCGGATTCAAGCTTCTTTCTAAGGCTCGTTACTCAGATTCTCAGTTTGAATTTTATGTCCAGGGTACTGGAACCGGATTTGATGCTGGAGTTGATGCGATTTCTAACGGAAGTAATATGTACATCCACTTTGCTGGTGGAACTTCAGCATTCGAAATTGCAAAAGACAAAGATGGATTGTTTGAAATCTATGAATCAGCAGTAGGAAACCTTGATGAAGGATCTGCTTATGATGTATGGAAATACCGTGATGAATTTGAAGGAAATCCAGCTACTTCAGGATTTGCTTCAGATATCAATGGTTCTGGAGATGAAATGCATATTGCAGTCGTGGACCAAGATGGTTTATGGACTGGAACCCCAGGAACTGTTCTAGAGAGATTCCCATATGTTTCAAAGGCGAAGAACTCTAAGAAGGCAGACGGAACTTCCAATTATTACATCGATGTTCTGAAAGAAAATTCAGCATATGTATGGGCTGGTGATACCACAATTGCAACAGATCAAGGATCTGCCGAATTTACTCAGACAGCTACAGACCGTAATTTTGGTAAATTGGGTGTTCGTGACTTTGTTCTTTCCGGTGGTGGATTGGGTGCGATGCCTACCGCAAGCCAGATTGCTACAGCATATCAGACATATTTCTCTGATCCTGAAACCGTAGACATTCAGTTGCTTATCGGTAACGGTGCCTCCACTGAATCAGATGCGAAGACAATTGCAGATAAACTTATCGATATTGCAAACGCAAGACGAGATGCCATTGCCTTTGTTTCCCCTGCATTGAATGATGTTACTGGAAGCACTCCAATGGTTGATGTAATTGAGTTTAGAAACACTCTAACCTCTTCTTCATACGCTGTTATTGGATCTTCTTGGAAGCAGAAGACAGATACCTATAATGATGTTCTTCGATACATTCCACTTTCTGGTGATACCGCTGGATTGTGTGTTCGTACCGATAGACTTGCAGAAACATGGTTCTCTCCAGCAGGATTTAACCGTGGACGAATCCGTGATGTTGTAAAGCTTGCTTTCAACCCAACAAAGACTGAAAGAGATCGTCTGTACGCAAATGGAATTAACCCAATTGTTACATTCCCAGGTGAAGGAACAGTTCTTTACGGTGACAAGACCATGCTTTCCCGTCCATCAGCATTCGATAGAATCAATGTTCGTAGATTGTTCATTGTTCTTGAAAAAGCAATCGCAACAGCTTCGAAGTACTTGCTATTCGAACTTAATGACGATATCACTCGCTTGACCTTCAGAAATGCCGTGGAACCATTCCTAAGAGATGTTCAGGCAAGACAGGGGTTGATTGATTTCCGAGTTGTAGCAGACGGAACAAACAACACAGCAGCAGTTATTGATGCAAATCAGTTTGTTGCGGATATATACTTGAAACCAAGCCGTTCTATCAACTTCATCAACTTGAACTTCATTGCAACACCTACTGGTGTCCAGTTTAGCGAAGTTGTTGGATAAAAGTTGATCAAAAAATAAGATCAAGAAGGGCAAGGAAGAAATTTCTTGTCCTCTTTTATGAAAGTTATTCTTAAAGAAACAGTAATGATTGGTAAGCGTCCTAGCGGAAATGCTATGGAATATCTTTATAATCCTACTGCAAGTGAATTAATAAAAATGATGCAAAGTTCGATGTATAAAACACTTCGAATGATCTATTATGATCATAATCTATATGCATTTGATGGTAATAAAATTGTTCACTGGGATTTTATACAAAAAAATAGAGAAATATTCCCAGATCCAGAAAGTGCATATCGATACGGAAGTCTTCTTCTAGTAGATCCTTTCGAAAATTCTCATGGCACATCGTTTGTAGATTTTGAAGCAATTTTGAATAATTCTAGAACTCCAGAATCAATCAAATCTACATTAAGAGAATTTTTGAAGTATGTAAACAAAAAATATGTTGCGAACAGTACATCTTCTGAAAAATCTACTTGGAAAGAGCTATTTGAAAAACGAGTAAAAATGAATCCGAATCCATTGATTCCTTCAATGGGCTTAGTATACATTCAAAATCCGACTCCATTTGAACTTTTTTCTTCATATAATGTTATGAGAAGTAAAGTTATGCGAGGAATTGTTTATAAAAATAATATGTATTTTTGGGATGCTCAACACCATACACATATGACATTTATAACTCAACACAGACATTTATTTGATGGTAAAACAATAGATTATGTATCATCTGATTGTTCTTTCTTGCAGTTCGATCCGTTCCTCAATGATACAAATACATATTTTTTGGCTTTGAAAAATCTATTGAAATCTTCCTCAATAAACAAAAAAATTAAAAAGACAATTATAGAATTTATGCAATTATTTTACAAGCATGTTGACGGAAAATTCAGTGAAAATACTGAATGGACTAAGATTTTATCCAGTCCTCTTTATAATCCATATCAATATTCTATGAAAGAATCTTTTAAAATTTTTATGAAAGCATGAAATATGAAATTTAAAGAATTAAAAGAAAAATTCGAAAAGTATTTTAGTAAATCTCGTGGAGGATATCTTATTAATCCAACAGGGGAAGAATTGATTCGTTATTTTGATTCTCTTCCTGATGAAGCTGTGAGATTCTTTTCTACTGAGAGTGATTTATATGTTTTTGATTCCAGAACATATACACATCAATATTTCATGACAAAAGAACTATTCTTTAAAAATTTCAATGAATTTAACGATGCAATGGGACCACATATTATTGCCGGTGCAGTAGATCCTATGTTTAATGCTGAAGGCACTGCATTTAGTGATATTGATAAGCTTGTAAAGATGCCATCAAGAAAAAGTCAATGGAAAGTTATTCTTCAATTAATTGATCATATTCTTCATGTTTCTCATGTGCATAATGAAGTATTCAATATGAGAGAACGAAAAGCTTCTCGTCAAACACATATTTATTGGTGGGAAGAAAGAGGATGGGAAGACAAGTATGATTAAGTTCCAAGAACTAAGAGAGAAATCTGTAAAAGGAAGTGGTGTTGTTCCTCGATACTTAATTAATCCCACACCAATGGAAGCATTTAGATTCATGAAGAATACCAAAGACAATAGTATTCGTCTTCATACACATGATGGAAATCTTTATGCTTGGGATTCTTGGTATTGTTGGCACATCACCTTTTGGAGAGATGAATTAGGAATTAAAAAACCATCTTCACTTAAATATGATGATATTGAATTACATAGCAGAGGAAAAATAGATCCATATGATAATGAAGAAGGTACCAGTTTTGGACCAATTATGATGAAAAATCACAAGAAATTTATTATATCTATATTGAATATCATTGAAAAAGAATATGATGGAGAATGGACAAAAAGGTCTGATTATGATAATTACACAGAATATAATTTTATTGAGAATGGCAAATGATCAAATTTCAAGAACTACGGGAAAAATCTGTAAAGGGCATTGGCGTTGTCCCTCGATACTTGATAAATCCTACTCCAACGGAAGCATTAAATTTTATGAAGAATACAAAAGAAAAAAGTATTCGTCTTCTTTCAGATAATAATAATTTGTATATTTGGGATGGATATTATGCCATACATGATGATTTTAGAAAAAATGAATTATTTCTTCCTGGACTGGGTTCTTCAAATTATGACATGACTGAAATTTCTCATCGTGCTAATTTAGATCCATTCATAAGAGATGAAGGATCTCATTTAGGTTATGAAATTTATAAAAAACATAAAAAATTTATTACCAATCTATTAAATGCAATAGAAAAAGAATATAACGGAGAATGGGAATTTGATAAACAAGCCCAGAACTACATGCAAATATTCTTTACCTTAAATACTTAATTCCATTTATATCCAAATACGATGTTTCCGGAATTATAGATGATATGATATCCGTTTCTTTTCATGTTCTCTTTTTCTGAAATTTCTTTATTAAAGCCGTCTCCAAGAAGCTTAGAGAGTTTATGTTTTTGTGCTTGATATCTGGTCAATATTTCGAAATTATTTCCGTTTTGTTTAAAATAAAAATAATTAGGTTTCGAAATTCGTATTTTTGAAAATTCCAATTTATCATACATTTTTCCATTACCATAATCAAGGTCGCAATAAGAAATTGTTTCTGGATTATTGTAATCAGATAAAAATCTGTTCCACAACTTAGATGCAGCACCATATACCTGACATCCCTGTTTTGTACAAAATCTAAGCATTTCGTATTGATAGTTTTTGTTGTATCGTGATTTTCCTAGTCCCATTACAGCAACAATTTCCCCATCATGTAAAAGTGCATATTTGATAGATGATCTTATAGATCCTTGTATGTGATTATTATCTAAAAAATTACTGTATGTCTGAGAATCTATTGTTTTTATCACACATTTGGATGCACGAATTTTTTTTCGATTTATTTTACAAAAACTATCAATTTTATCAATAATGATATTCTTCTTTTGAAGATAATCATGTTCCCATATATGAAATAATCGTACATTTTTATTTAAACAATATAAAGTTTTTTCTTGATGATATAATTTGTTATTTAGTTTAGAATTCGAATGCCAATAATTACCATTTATTTCAATCGCTAGATTATGATCAGGCACAAATATATCAATTTCTTTTCCTTCTAAAATACTACGATTTCTTCTCTCAAAATTTATATTCTGAGAAGTTAAATAATCACATATCTCATTTTCATATGATGAAGCACCACTCGGAGGTTTTTCTAATATTTTAAAATCTCGACATACTTTACTCACAGTTGTTTCGACAAGCCCCAATTCATCTGCTATTTGGAAACATGTCATCGTTTTTCTTTTTTCAGTCAGCCAATCTATATCGTACAATTTTTTATATGGTCCAGAATTGTATAGTTGTTTTCTTGTAAGACCGTGTTTTTCAAGATATCTTCTCAGAGTAGAAATACTAACATTTAATTTTTCACATAGATCATTTTGATTTGTTTTTAGATTTACAATTTCATTATGAAGAAATTTGTAATCATTAACTCTAGAGTCAATATTTCTTTTAACTTTTCTGTTAATATCGTGTTTTTTAATCCATGACATAATTACATCATGTGTATGGCCCAATTCTTTTGAAATAGAATCAATAGTTCTGTAATTGATTACAAATTGTTCGTACATCCAGTCTTTATTCTTTAAATTTGGATGATATTCAAAAGCTGGTTTTTGTACTCCATATTTTTTAAGTTTCTTTTTTATCACATGCATAGGCACATTAAAAATTTCACACAAATTCTTTCTAGATAAATTTTTTTCAATATACAACCATTCAAGAGTTTCTTGTTCGGTTGAATTAGGATGTAATATTAATTGTTTCATGCTAAAATCTTTCAAAGAATATACATTTTACTATATACACATAGAAAAGTCAATAAAAATACTCTTTCGGAGGTATATAGTAACAATGACAGTTCAACAATTCAAAAATTCACTTTCTGGTGGTGGAGCAAGAGCAAACCAATTCAGAGTCAGAGGAACATTTCCTAGCGGTGCTTCTGGGGCTCTAGGAACTGTTCTAGGGGCTGCTGCTGGTGCTGCGGGTGGAGATGTTGGAAACCTTCTCGGGGCAGCAAACAACCTTATTGGTGGTGGCGGACCCGCAAGACAAATCGAATTTCTATGTAAATCAGCGTCTCTTCCACCATCAACACTTGGAATCGTAGAAGTTCCTTATCGTGGTCGTACTATTAAGTACCCAGGTGACAGAACCTTCCCTTCATGGCCAATCACTATCATCAATGATACTGGATTTGAACTAAGAAACGCTTTCGAACAATGGTCAGATCTTATTAATTCACATGTTCAGAATGTTGGTCCTGCTGGACTGCTTCAGATTGGACAAAGATGGGAAATTGATCAGTTAGACAAGAGTGGTTCTGTTATCAAAACATACACATTCGAAGACTGCTGGCCATCTGAAGTTGGACAGATTGATGTAAGTCATGATTCAACTGATCAGATTGAAGAGTTTACTGTAGAATTGCAATATACTCTTTGGACCTCAAATACCACAACATAATATTGTAAACGAAGAATTCACTGTCAATCTCAATACACAAATCTCCTATATACTTTTGTATGTGGGAGATTTTATTATGATAAAAGATGAAACTAAAAAATTCATAGATGAATTAGACGAAACAAAGAAACTTCCTGGTCCTAGATCTAAAAATTATCAGGAAATTTTTTCAGATATTCGCAACAATACTACACATTTACCACAATCTTGGAATCTAAGCCAAAGAATCTGGTATATCAAGTCTGAAAAATTACCATCATGTCCTCATTGTGGTGCAAATACAGATCTATCTAAAACGCTTCCCGTTCGAGAACGATATTGTCGGGAATGTGTAGGAAAATCATCAAAAGTAAAGACTAAGAGATTTAACACATGCATGGAAAAATATGGAGGAAAAACTCCTACCTGTTCTAAAGAAATTGCTGAAAAAGTAAGCATGTCGAATAAAGGAATGAAAAGAAATAGTCACAAACATTATGATACTTTGGATGAAAGCCTATATTCAAAAGATTGGTTATACAATCAATATAAGATTGAAAAAGTTCCTGTATATTCAATTGCGGATAAACTGGGTGTCACTCCAAAAACCGTATATTTACACCTGAAAAAACATAAAATTTCTCTAGACTCTCATTTTAGATCTGCTGGAGAGGAAAAAATATTTGAGTGGCTATCTCAATATAGTGATAATATTGTGAAAAACAAAAGACTTCCCGATATAGGAGAAATAGATCTATACATCCCAGAACTAAAATTGGGAATAGAGTTTGATGGTTTATATTGGCATTCTGAAGAAAAAAGATCAAAAACCTATCATCAAGACAAAAAAATCAAATGCATGGAAAATGGAATCAAGCTAATTTCTGTATTTGAGCATGAGTTATATGATAAGTTTGATATCATAAAATCTTCAATATTGAATCATATGAACATATACACTTCAAAAGTAAGAGCTTCTTCGTGTGATATTCGCCAAATAAACCATGATGATTCAAAAGCCTTTTTTGAATCTAATCATATTCAAGGATTTTCCTCTCAAAAAATCTGCTTAGGTCTATATCATAATAATGTTCTAATTTATGCCATGTCTTTTGGAAAGCCCAGATTTAACAAAAAATATGAATGGGAAATCATTCGCATGTGTTGCCTGAAAGGTTATAAAGTTTATGGCGGTGCGAGTAAACTATGGAAATATTTCATTGAAATGTACGATCCAAAGAGTGTGATATCATATTGTAATCTTAGATATGGTCATGGAAATGTTTATAATGTATTAGGATTTGAACAAAAAAATATAACAAGTCCGTCATATTTTTATTTCAATCCCAATAAAAACAAAAACCTAAATAATAGGAATAAAATAGAAATTTTAACTCGATATCAAACACAGAAACATAAATTATCAAATATATTGGAAAACTATAATCCTAATTATACAGAATCACAAAATATGAAAAATTCTGGTTATCTTCGAGTTTATGATGCTGGAAATTGTGTGTTTGTATTTGTTGCTAAATAATGGTGAATGGAGTAACCTCTTATGTTAAATAAACCATATCAATATTATGGATATGAGCTTAAAAAGACAAAAAGCGTAGAAAATGATATGAAACGAAGATCATCGTTTGCTCACCCAGAGTATAACGATGGTGCTATCAATATTGAAGTGGGAGAAGGTTTCGGGCATGGATTTTTCTCTACTTCTTATGTTGATGTAGAAGGAATTTTTCGTTCCGATCAGGAAATGATTAGAAAGTATCGAGAAGTTACTGAAATTCCAGAAGTTGATGAGGCTGTTGAAAATATCATCAATGAATCAATTGTAACTAATGAAAATGAAATGCCTGTTCGTATTGTATTGGATGATGTGGATAAGAGCATTATCAGTGATAAAATTAAAGATGCGATTACCGAAGAATTTGAGTTTCTTTGCAAGCTTCTTTCTCTCAAGACTCGTGGACATGAAATTTTCAGAGACTGGTATGTTGATGGTAAAAAATACTATCATAAGATAATTGATGAGGCTGCACCTTCGAAGGGTATTCGAGAACTTCGTCCACTAGATCCTTCCAGAACAAAGAAAATTCGTGAGATTCACAAAGAAAGAGATGTGAATACCAGTGTCGATATTGTAAAAGAAATTAAAGAATATTACATTTATCTTCCAGAAGCATCCACTTCATTCTCACAGGGTATTCATATTTCTCCTGACTCTATCTCATATTGCCCGTCTGGTGTTTTAGATAAAACCAGAGAGAGAAATGTTGGATATCTCCACAAAGCGTTGCGTCCAGCAAACCAGTTAAAGATGATGGAAGATGCTCTTGTCATCTATCGTATTGCTCGTGCCCCAGAAAGACGAGTATTTTACATCGATGTAGGTACACTTCCTAAAGCAAAAGCAGAACAACACATCGAAAATATGATGCGTCGTTATAAGAATAAACTTACATACGAGGCATCTACTGGTGAAGTTCGAAATGATCGTCAGCATCTTTCTATGCTTGAAGATTATTGGCTACCACGACGAGAAGGATCTCAAAATACACAGATTGAAACATTAGGCGGTGGTCAAAATCTAGGTGAAATAGAAGATATTGTATTCTTTCAGAAGAAGCTTTTGAAGGCTCTTAATGTGCCTGTGAGTCGTTTAGAACCAGAAAACGGATTTAGTCTCGGCAGAACTTCAGAAATTACCAGAGATGAGCTTAAATTCAATAAGTTCATTGTTCGTCTGCGTTCTCGTTTTTCTGAAATGTTCTATGATATGCTGAAAACCCAATTGATTTTGAAGAAAATAATCAAGAAAGAAGAATGGGAAGCAATCAAAAAGGATATTTATTTTGACTTCTTGAAGGATTCTCACTTCACTGAAATGAAAGAAATGGAAATCCTTGCAGAAAGACTTCAAATTCTTGATCGTATGCGTGATTACGAAGGTAAGTATTTCTCTGTTGAGCAAATAATGAAGAATGTTCTCCATTATGATGATGAAGAAATCAAAGAAATCAAAGAACAAAACGAAAAGTACAAGAAAGAGAATCCTGAAGAGTTTGAAGATGATGGTATGGGTGGTGGAAGAAGAGGTAGATTCTAATGCCCAAACTCTATCTTCTTGAAGGTAAATCTTGGGTTGTTGCGAACGATTATGATTATCTAACAATAGGACATGATAATCGTCATGATGTAGATTTGTTTATCTATGATCGAAAAGGAAAAAGACTGGTTATTAAGAGCCCTAGAGAAGATCTTGATGATTTTCATCATAGTGAAATTGAAGGTCCATTTGAAGGTTATAGATTTGAAACTCAGGGACGAATTGATCATACGATGAAAATAATTAGTATCGCATCAGATACAAATCAGCCTGGAGAATCTAAAGAAGTATTCAATGCTGTTTATGAGTTAAAAAAAGAACACCCAGGATATAAGGTTTATTTCTTTGGAAATCAAACATTACTTATGAAAGAAAATGCACCAGATACTTGGATGGATATTGGACATCGAGAAAAACATTTGTATCTTTGGTGGTGGATCAAAGGTAAATTAGTTGTAATTGATGCTGAATATGGAACAACTCACGAAGATTACGATGAACATTATGAATCTCCAAGATTCTGGGGAAGAGTATCCGAATCACAGAAATCAATATCTCTTCAAACTTCAAAAATTCTTCCAGAAAAATCATATAAAATGGTTTTAAGGGCTCTGAATAAAGAATTCCCAGGATATGAAATATGGAATTTTTCAGATTGGTCGGGAACTCCAGAAAAAATGTATGAAGATACAGATGGTATTCGTAAATGGAAAACAAATCAGAGGAAAACCTTTAAGAATATTTATGGGGATAGAGAAGGTGTATCTAAATTGAATTCTAAGGCAAATAAAAAATCCAAAACATCTCCATTAACAACAGACGATAAAGAAAAAAGAAAAAACTCAAAAGAAACTAAATCAGCCTTGAAAGAAACCAGCTTTACTTTTTGGAGGCATACTAATAATAAAATGACATATCTTGATGTTGGCCATAGATTAGGAAATTTAATTCAAGCATGGGTTTATGATAAAAAAATAAAAATTTCTCCAGAATTTACAGTTCAAGAAAAAGATGGATCAGAGGGACATTCAAAATATTTTCCAAATTCATATTCATTCAATTATTCTCATACAGGAAGAATCGATCATACTGAAAAATTAATATCAATGACAAGAATAGACAAAGGAAAACATTCTGATATTTTTGATATTGTTTATGAACTTCAAAAAATGTTTCCTGGATATAAAGTATATGGATTTAAAACATTGTATAATTCTGGAACATTTTTAGCACAGAATATTGTGTCTGAATCCAGACATATAAAACACACAAATAAAGTTTCTCATGAAAAAGCTTACTTTATCCATCGTGAATCGTTGGATATGTATCTTATTAAGAAGCCATATACTCACACAAAAGCTATTTTGGTAGATGCAACTAAAAAAGCCAAACGATTTGGAGTACAAAGAGATCATCTTCGTAATGTTGCATTGAGACATGGATTTGAATCTGTTCTGGAAATGGCGGATAACAAAAAAGCCTCATTATATAATGTTGATGTTCTCAAAGCAGCCGCACAAAAAGGATGGATAAGAGTATCAACCTATAAAACTGGAAATGTAGAAATACAAGCTAATTCTTATAAAGATGTTATTTCAGTTTTACGAAAACTCATGCAAGAAATACATGTAAAACAAGTAACCATTGAATTATATGGAAATGATTACAAAATTCTTAATAATCAGAAAGAAATCATTCACTTCCTTCGAACGGGCGAATTTAAACGAATTCCAATGGGAGATTTTCAATAAATCTATATATTGTGTAAATAGGAGCCATTTATGAAACAAGAAGAAAAAATTTATAAGCAAATTATTGGTAAAGATTTTATCAATGCGGATGCAAGCATTCGTGAAGGTCTTTATCGTCGAATCGCAAGTCTTTTGGATAATAAGAAGACTGAACTTTCGGATAAAATTTTCAAAAAAGAAACTAAATGAACGCGGAAATCATCTTCAATTTGATTAAAGAAGGAAAGACCGAGGAAGCTCAGTCTGCCATTTATCAATTAATTGAAGATAAAAAAGAAGAACTTCTTGGTGAAGTCAAAGAGCAAATGTCAAAAGACATTGGCGAGAATGAGACTCTTGAAGAAGCCAGCCCAAAAAGAACAGTTGTTGTTCGAAAAGGAAGGCGGGTTGTCAAATATAAATGCCGTCCTGGGTATAGAAAAGTTCCAGGAAAAAGAAAATGTGTAAGAATTTCTTCTAGTCAGAGAATTTTAAGATCTCGACAAGCTAAAAAATCGGCTCGAAAAAGAAGAGCAAGAAGAGCCCAAATTTCAAGAAAAAGAAAAAGATCAATTCGTCGTAGAAAAGGATTGGGAATTAAATGAAATTACTAAAAGAAGAACTAACTCAGCCAATGCAATTTATAACTGAAGGTTCTGGAGAATCTACTTGTTATTACATGCAAGGTCCATTCCTACAAGCCGAAGTTAAAAATAGAAATGGTAGAATTTATCCTCTTTCCATCATGGAAAATGCGGTCAATATGTACACCGAATCTCATATCAAGACCAAAAGAGCGTATGGGGAATTGAGCCACCCAGAAGGTCCACAGATCAATCTCGATCGAGTCTCACACCTTATCGAATCTCTAACATTAGAAGGTTCAACATATTATGGAAAAGCCAAAATAATCGAGGGTCTTCCATGTGGAAAGATCGTTGCTGAATTGCTCAAGGCTGGAGCTTCCGTTGGGGTTTCTTCTCGTGGCTTGGGATCCATCAAAGAATCGAATGGAATTTCATATGTACAGGACGATTTTAGACTTGCTACAGCAGCAGATGTGGTAGCGGATCCTTCCGCCCCGGATGCTTTTGTCCAGGGTCTTATGGAAGAAGCTGAATGGATTTGGGATAGTGGGATTTGGAAGATGAAATCTCTGGAAAATGCAAGAGATAAGATTAGAAAAGCAGCGACTAGAAAGATTATGGAAGCAAAAATGGAACAATTTGAGAGCCTTTTTAAAACCCTCTAATATTGAAATTATATACATAATAGAGCAATAAACCTAATTTTTAGACCCTCTCGGTCAATTAAAGGAGAGAAACAATGAAAAAAGATCTAACAGCAGAACAGATTGCAGATCAAATCTTAGAAGAAGTTGAACAGGAATTGTCCGAAGGATCTAAGGAAACTCAAGATGCTAATGTAGCATCAAAGAAGAGTTCTACCAGAGATCCAATGCCTGCTACACCACCACAAGAAGCCGGTGGTGAAACAAGCGGTGCAGATTCAAAGGCTAAATTGAATTCTAACACTGCATCTTACAAGTCTGATTCAGGCGATGGAGATGTTGGAGATTCAGTTGAAGGTGATGGAGAAACAAAAGTCGAATCAGGAGACGAGACTTCTGATAAAGATGATGGTATGAAGACTGCTAAGACCGGACTTAAGGAAATGGAAGGTTCTGATGAAGAAGAATCTGAAGAAGAATCCGGCAATG